TCAGACAGCCATAAGCCAGGTGCGAATGGCCTGCGCTTGGGCGGCATCAATAAACAGGTTGGTGTACCGGCAGGAGCCTTCCCGAAGCCAAACGATGCCACCGGTGTCCCATGTTTTGTCCTTAGGCTCGAGCACAACGATGTCGTGTGCGTTCACAACGAGCGTCTGGCCATGTTCCGTTCGGATTTCCTTAAATCGCATTGCACTACTCCTTCTCAGTTTCCGCCGTCGCCAGCGGGTTCAGTGTGACCACCTCAGCCAGATGTCCCGGGCTGAAGTGGGCGTATTTCATGGTCATGGCCAGCGAGGCGTGGCCAAGTACTCGTTGCAGGGTGAGGATATCGCCGCCGTTCATCATGTAATGGCTGGCAAAGGTGTGGCGCAGCACGTGGGTCAGCTGACCGGCCGGCAGGTCGAGACCTACCGCGTCGACCGCCTCGCCGAAGCGCTTGTAGCAATCGCCGAACGGCAGAGCAGCCTTGATCTTCTTCTGCAGATCCTGAGTGATCGGCACCGCCCGGTTCTTCGAGGACTTCGTCCTGGTGTAGTGGATCCGGCAGTCGCGCACCTGGCGGGCGGTCAACCCTTCCGCCTCTGACCACCTGGCGCCGGTAGCCAGGCAGATCCTCGCCACCAGCCCGGCTTTCGGCGAGATCTCGTCCAGGGCGGCGAGCAACGGCTGGATCTGATCGCGCTCCAGGTACGCCATCTCTGTCTCGTCGAACTTCAGCGCCCGCACCTTCGCCAGCGGGTTATCGCCCACCCATTCCCCAAGTCGCTCAAGTTCGTTGAACACGGCGCGCAGGTAGGCCAGTTCGTGGTTCAGGGTATTGGCGCTGACGGGCTTGGCTTTCTCGCCCTTCTTCCGCCCGCTGCCGGCTGTGTCTCTACCGTACTTGCCGGCCAGGCGATCGGCCCGGTACTGCGTGAAGTGGCTGGTTGTGAAGTCAGACGCCCGCGGGTTGCCCATACGGGTGGCCATCGCCTGCAGCGCGCGCTCCCGCTCCTCGCCGCGCTTGAGCGTGCGGCCGTGATTGTTGAACCAGAGCGTGACCAGGTCCGAGAGTAGGCGCTCGTCTCGCTTGGGCTTCTTCTCGAATGCACCTCGCGCACCGTCGCCCATGATCCGGTTCTGGTAGACCAGCGCTTCATTCTTCGTCCGGAATTTCTTGCGAATGCGCGGCCCGTTGCGGCCTTCCGGTCGGCAATCGACCTCGTAGCGCCCGTCCTCGAGCTTCTTGATCGACACTGGATCAGACGGGGCTGACTTGCCCGCACTCCGGCGCAATCTCGTCGCACATCAGCCAGAGCGTGTATTTCTTGAACCGCGGGTGGGTGGTGATTTTCAGCAGCGCGAGGGCGCTGACTTCCTTGCGCAAACCCAGTTCGTAGTTCTTCAGGCTGCTCAGGCTAATCTCCACCTCCGCAGCCATTTCCCCCTGCGTCATCCGTTCCCGGGTGCGCATCAATTTCAGCTTCTCGCCGAGCTCCATTCTCCCACCCCTTGACATATCCATCTGTATGCTTAAAGTACTCATATGTGTATATATGCAGCACATATGACTAGGAGAGCTTACCAAATGAATATCGTGATCGACACGCCATACACCACAGTTACGGAGCTTGCCCGGCGTACCGGGCAGTCCGAGAGCACGATCAGAAAGGAGATCAAGAACGGTCGCCTCCTCATCCGTGAAAAAACCGAGGGCTCGAAGGAAGCCGTCCTGGTCAACATGATCCACATCGCCATGGAGGCGGCGGAACAGGCCGAGCGAGTCAGAGCGGACAACTCCAAATCCAGCTCCCAGCGCTGAGGGGCTAGATATGAAGTTCGAGGAGATCTACCACCGGGATGTGGTCCACGCCCTGGAGAACGACCGGGAGCTGGACTTCGAGTCCATCACCGACACCTACCTGCAGAAGGGCCTTTGCCCGAGCTGCGGCAAGCGCAAGCTGTTCATCAGCCGGAAGAAGCCGTACCAGCTCAAGTGCAACCGCGACAACGAATGCCAGTTCGAGCAGAAGACCCGCGAACGCTACGCCCACCTGTTCGAGAACCTGAGCGAGCGCTTCCCAAAGACAGAGGCCAACCCCAACGCCACCGCCGATGCCTACCTGCAGCGCAACCGGGGCTTCGACACCAGCAAGCTGCAAGGCTGGTACAGCCAGGCCCGGCGCAAGCTGAAAGACGAGAGCTGGGCGGACACGGTGCGCTTCCCGATGTGCGACGGCTACTGGGAACGGATCATCGATGCCACCGCGGTGGCGCGTAACGAAGGCGACAAGGCCGGCATCAAGTACGGCATGAACTACAAGGGCCGGGGCTGGGTGCCGCCGGGCCAGGTCATCAACAAAGGGGACCGGGTCTACATCGTCGAGGGCATCTTCCACGCCATCGCCCTGCACCTGGCCGGCTACAAAGCGATCGCAGCCATCAGTTGCGTCAACTTCCCCTGGGACATCGTCGAGGAGAACCGGGGCAAAGGCGTCACCTGGTGCATCGGCCTGGACGATGACCCCGCCGGGCGCAAGTACATCCCCAAGTACTGGAAGCAGCTGCGCGAGCTGAACGAGCTGGGTTGGGTCGCCCTGGCCGGCGAGCGCGACTGGGACGATGTCTACCGCGACGGCGATCTGGACGATGCCTTCCTCGAGGAGGCTTGCTACCGCGGCCGGCTGTTCACCGCCAAGTCACCGATGAAGGTCGCCTACCTGCTCTACATGAAGGGCAAGCGCAGCTTCTTCCTGCTCGATTACGAGAACCGCCTGTACTCGGCGCGCATCAACGTGGCCGAGCTGCAGAAAGACCTCGACGGCGACGAGGTGGATGGGCACTACACCGACTTCGCTAAGCACTGCGCAGTCGCCCAGGTGGCCAACTGCGTACCGGAATTCGAGTACATCCAGCGCGACGCCATCACCGGCGATCAGCAGTACTTCTTCCAGTTCCGTTTCCCCAATGCCCGGCAGGACTGCAAGGTGCCGCTGGCTCCCAGCGCCGTGGGCGAGCCCCGCAGCTTCGCCAAGGCGATGCTCGAGCGCACCCCGGGCGGCGACTTCCAGGGCGGCGAGCGCGTGTTGGCCATGCTGCGCAGCCGCTGGCTGGATAACGCCATGACGGTCCGCACCCTGCCCTTCGTCGGCTACGACGAGGAGACAGGCATCTACGTCTTCCAGCAGTTCGGCTATCAGAAAGGCCGGGAGTACCTGGCCAACAAGAATGGCTTCCTGGACGTCGGCCGCGGTGGCCTGAAAACCTCGCTGAACAGCTTTCGCGTGGTGCATGGGCAGGACTTCAAGCCGAACTGGTTCACTGACTTCCTGGCAGTGACCCACTTGAACGGGCTGGCCTCATTGACGTGGTGGACAGGCACTCTTTTCGCCCAGCAGATCCGCCAGCGCCAAGCCAGCTGGATGTTCTTCGAGCTGACCGGCGAGGCAGGTGCCGGCAAGTCATTCCTGCTCCGTTTCCTGTGGCGCTTGCTGGGCAGGCCCAACCAGGAAGGCGTGAAGCCCAACAGCGAAGGCTCCACCAGCGTTGGCCTGATCCGCGCCTTCTCCCAGGTGAGCAACTTGCCGGTGGTGCTGATCGAGTCGGACACGAAGTCGGTCGACGCTCAGGGCCGTGTGGTGGTGACCCAGTACAACTGGGAGAAGGTGAAGCCGCTATTCGACCACAACGCCACGCTGCGCACGGTTGGAGTGAAGTCCTCAAGCAATGACACCGACAGCCTGATCTTCCGCGGGGCGCTGTGCATCAGCCAGAACGCCAGTGTCGAGGGCGACGAGTCGATCATGACCCGGATCGTGCACATGCACGCCACCAAGGCGCACCACACCTTCGAGCTGAAGGCGCTCTCGCTAAAGCTGAAGGACATGCCCGACGAGGAGCTGGCCGGCTACCTGCGCCACTGCCTGGAAAACGAAGCGGCCTGGCTGCAGCGCTACTTCGAGGCCTTCCCCATCTACGAGAAGCGCCTGCAGGAAAACAGCGCCATCCGCCACCAGCGCATCGTGCTCTGCCACGCCCAGCTGATGGCCGCAGCCCATGCCACCCAGGCCTTCTTTCCCGACTGGAGCGATCGCACCCTGGACCAGCTGCTCAGGCACATCGAGGCCCGGGCCGTGGACCGCCAACAGCGGGTGAGCAAAGAGGACACCATCGCCTCGCGCTTCTGGCAGATCTTCCACTACCTGAACGAACGCGTGGTGACGGTGCAGGAGTCAGGCGAGGCCCCCAAGGAGATCACGCAGGAGACGCTGAACCACAGCGCCGACAAAGGCCTGATCGCCATCAACATCGAGCACTTCCACAACGCCTGCCGCCTGGCCGGGCAGGAGGTGATCCCCGCCGTACAGCTGATGCGCGCCCTGCCACTCAGCACCACTTACCGCTTCCTGGAGAACCGCAAAGTGCGCTCGGTGATCGAGAAGCGCTCCCTCCAATGCTGGGTGTTTGCTCGGGGGAACTGGGCATGCTGAGCCGTATGCGTCAGGCGGGCGCGTGTGTGCGTATAGGGGGATATGGCTCCCGGTGTGTATTGCCCGGTCTGGTCCGGAACATCCGGAACATTGGAATTATTGAAAAAGAAACTCTTATAGAACAAGGAGTTACCAATAGAAAACCGTTCCACCAGCACCGGAACACAGTGGAACACGCCGGAACAAGCTGTTCCGCCATGTTCCGCAATTGTTCCGCCAAGCCCTTTTCACCGGAACGGCCTGTAGCCCTTACCGCGCGCGGCCTCCAGCGATTCGCCCGAAAAACCTGTTCCGGAATGTTCCGGCAGCAGGGGAACAACGCAAACAGGGCTGCAGCCCACGTGCCGTCTGGCTTCCAGCCGTTTCCCTCTGACGCCTGTTCCGGATGTTCCGGGGGGTGGCACCCCGTGACGCGTGCGTGTGGGGCGACAGCGCCATGACCACGCCCGCCCTTTCCACTGACGAAGCCCTGCTACGGGACTGCCTGGCGCTCGACATGCTGAGCCGCTGGACGCCTCGGCAGATCCGCGAATGGCTCGCTGACCCGACTTTCCCCGACGAGTACCGCGAAGACATGCGACGCCGCTTGAACCAACTGAGAGAGGAATACCGCAACCATGAATAGCCACCCGCTGATGCCGTTGATCACCGGCGAACAGCTCGCCACGGCAGCAAAAACCATAGGTCCGCTGCTGCCGAGCTGCACCGATCCCTACTTTGCCGCTTGGAAGAAGGCTGCCGAGCTGATCGGCGGCGAAGCGTTCCCATTTGCCCAGGGCGGCATTAATACCTGGGCTGACGCCCAGCTGGGCGCCCTGCCCGCGCTGCTGAAAACCCTGAACAGCCTCGACCTGCCGCGCCGCGCCCTGCTGCTGACGATGATCAGCCTGGAGCGCCCCGAGCAGGCCCACTGGATCACCCGCGAACTTGGCATGCACTACGGCCACCTGAGCGCCCGCCAGCTGGGCGACGAGATCTTCGCCGCCACTTTCGACCTACTCCGCACCCACCACTGAAAGGAGCAACACCATGACCAACCAAACACATACCGCCCCCACCAAGCCGATGAGCACGCTGCACGCTGCCCTGCACCGCCTCGAGCGCTGTCACGAAGAAGTCGTCGACGCTGAGCAGCGCCTGGCCGAGGCCAAGCGGTCGTTCGACGAACAGGTGGCCCATCTCAATACCGCCTACACCGACGCCTGCAATCGCGCCATTGAGATGGGTGAGAAGAACTTTCCCGAACAGTTCGCGCTGCGCGGCCTGGCGATCACGTTCGACGATGAGGGCGGCTGCTCCGTCGAGCGGCGCGCGATTGTCGAGCCCTATGAGCTGCTGAGCTGGGCCAAGAAAGCGGGCGAGGAATAAGAGCTATGCGACTGACCTACTGCGCCAACGGCGTCTCCGGCCATATCGATCTGCCGATCGCCTGCGTCGAGGTGATGACTGCCGAATCGCTGGCCGAGCTCGCCGCGAGCTGCCACTGGCGCGACCACCACCCGACCGCGCTGCCAGGCGAGCTGACGCAGGTTTACCTGCAGGACCTGGACGGCAAGGAATTGGGGATGTTCGAAGTGCGGCGCGAAATGCGCCCGGTATTCACGGCCAGCGCCCTACCCGGGCGGGGCTGAAAAGAAGGGTGTCGAGGAGCGGCAACTCCCCGACACCAACCACCAGCAAAGGAGCAACACCATGCAAGCACAACACCCAAGCGGCAGCGGAGCAAAGGCTACCACAGCACCTCGCCACCTATTGGTGACCGCCACGTCCATCGTTGGCGAGGCGCTGGTCCGCTACCAGGTGCAGAAAACCGCCGAGGCACGCATCCGCCTGGAAAGCGTGGCCGACATGGCTCACCGGCTCGGTGAACTCAGCCCGGCCGACGCCGCGGTGATCACCAAGCTGCTCGCCCAACCCTGCGCCGCGCCCCGTGCCGCTGCGCCCACTTTGAATTGAGGTGCCCCATGCAGAACACCAACATCAAGCGCTACACGGTCAGCGAGTCCTGGAAGGACTACAGCGTCACCTTGGAGGTAAACCACGACATCCTGACGGCTGAGCGTGCTGAGCAGATCAACCAGTTCTGGAGCGGCGATCGCTACCGCCTGCAGAAAGAGAACGGCGACGTCGTGCGGGCGGTGATCCGCCTCGCCGGGCAACGCCTGATCGGACTGATGCTGAACGAAGGCGGAACCAGCTTTACAGAAGCGACCAACAGGCCGTTCGACAACCCGGGCCCGATCTGGACGGAGGACCTGCACAACGAGGAAGGCTGGGGCGGTAGCGAAGGCGGGCCGTTTGGGTGGTGCGGTATCCGCTGCGTCGCCGCTGACGTAGAGGTTCCCGACTACCACGACGTCGAGTTGGCGGAGGTGGCTCATGCTGACGCGTGATGAAGCCGACGGCGCCGCGGAAGTGATGCTGGCTGCCTACTGCAGGGCCTGTGGTTGCGCCACGCCAGAAGACGTTCGCAAGGCCTGCGAAATGATGATCAGCAAATCAGCCCGCGCGATCGAGAAATACAACGACACCGGCACGGCCGTCGAGGTGCTGCAACGCACTGCTCGGCATGTAGCGCGGGCGCAGCCGGCGGAGGTTGCCAATGTCCATTGAAATCCGCACCCGCTTCACCGGCATGACCTACATGGCCACCGTGCGCGGTGAGAAGCAGACGGCGAGCTGTACCATCGATGCCCGCCACGCTGCCGAAGCACTGGCCAGGAAGCTGGGCTTGGCGCCGGGCCTGCTCCAGGAACAACCCGACCTGCTCAACCCGCGCGAGCGCACCACCTTCACCCACCCGGGTGATCCGCTCGAGGAGGCCGGCGATGCCCCTGCCCTATGAAAACGCCACAAGCGGCGATAAGGCCTTCGCCGAAATTCAGAAGGTGCTCGGACGGTTCGGCTGCGACAACTACGGGATCATGCAGAAGGCGAAGGATCAGGTGACTCTGGTTCAGTTCGACTGGAACGGGCGCACCGTGCAACTGCCAGGACACTGGGGTGGATACGCCACCACCTGGTTGCGCGAACATCCCTACACCAGTCGGATGCGCTGCACCGAGGCTGAGCACCGCGACAAAGCCATGCGAATAGCTCAGATCGCCGTCTGCTCGATGCTCCGGGATTGGGTCAAGGCGCAAGTAACCGCAGTCGAGTGCCAGCTGATGACCTTTGAAGAGGTGTTTATGCCCCACATGCTGCTACCCAACGGCCAGAGGATGGTCGATGCAGCACAAAAGCTGCTGGAGAGAGCTGATGGATGACACTCCCGAAAAGCTCTGCAAGAAGTGCGACGAGCACTGGCCGGCCGATAGCGAGTTCTTCTACCGGCGGGCCAGTAGCGAGGATGGGCTAAGCGATACCTGCAAGGCCTGTTATGCCGACATGCCCAGCGTGCAGAAGCGCAACCGCAACAACGTGGGCCGGGTGCTTTCGGCATGGGAACAACTGGACCTGGAGCGCACCGGCAGCAACGCGCCGATGTGCATGTGAGGAGAACGCCATGCTGATCGATGGACAACTGATCGCGGTACCCGAGGCGCAGCAGCGACAGGCGCGTGAGCAGCTGGATCTGCCATCCGGCTTTGCGCTGGTGGAGGCGACCCAGCTACTGCAACACGATACCGGCAACGGCGTGGTGCAGATCCCGCTGCCCGCCGGCCTGTTCGTGGCGGCATTCGAGGACCTGAACGGCCAGCGCCGCTATGGTGTGGTCACGCTGGAGGTCCGCCTAACCTGAAAACGAGGCGACACGCAGCAACAGAAAGAGCGCTCCGGCGCTCTTTTTTGTGCCCGAAGAAACAAAGTAAGAAAGTAAGTAAATAAGTAACTATGTAAATACTTAAATACGGATCAAGGCAGCACAGGAGCAAAAGGGCTTTTGTGCTTTTGCCCTTTTGTACATTTAACGAAATGACGCAATGACGAAGCCGTCAATTAACGCAATAACAAATTCGCCGGCATTGACCAACCAGAATTAGGAAAGACGAATTCTAGCCACCAATCCTGACAGAGCCCGTAGCGCGGGCCTCCTAGCACGGTTTTGGCTGTGTCATCAGCACCTTCGAGATTATTTTTATCGGTTTTAAAAAGTGCTTGACGCTGCAAAAAATCGATACCTAAACTTCAAGCCCTGATATGTACCACCAAGGGAACGGTAGTAATGGAACACGAACTTCATGCTGCAATTAACACGATGATCGATGAAATGGAGGACGTAGCAAACGTAGTTGCTTATATGGGAACTGCCGCTGCGGCAGGAAGCGGGGACGTGGCCGTGAACGAGGGGCAGCGGTTGATTCTGCAGATGGTAGAAGTTCGCATCAGGAACAACGTAAAGGCGTTGGCCAGCGCGCTGCGTCAGCCAGTCGCGGCACCGAGCTGTTCGAACAGCTGACGCTGTTGCGCTCGAGGCAGCTGGCGGAGACGGTCGAACAGCAATTGGTCAACCGCCCCAGCTGCAGGGCGCAGCGCGTGCGAGTAGGTGAGGTTCATCACGAAGGTGTGACCGCACAAGGGGTCCAGGCACTGGCAGTAGAGCCTGGCGAAGTTTTCCGAAAGCTCGTCGCGAGATCCGATCCGGGCTTTCCCCCGGCAAGCGTTGCAGTTGATTCGCACCCGTAGCCCCTCCCCCGAGGTATCCATACGGGTACTATTCTGCCACAACATCTAGTGGCCATTTCGAATCACTGCACGCTATGGGTAGTCCTCGCCGCCGTTGGGCACCCGGCACCGATGAATTCGCCGCAGAGCCATTCCCGACCCTTTCCAGGCACCGTACTTGTCGATAGCGAGCAGCGCATAGTTGGAGCAGCTGGGCTCGTAGCGGCAAGCGCCCCTCAACCGCTGCGGCGCTGTGGCCTGGTAAAGCCGGATCAGCGCCTTGATGGCAACCGTGCTCAACGCGGCCGACGGAAGCTGATCACGTAGTAGGTGCTGTTCGAGGCCTTGCGCCCCGCCAGCGCATCGAAGCAACCCGCCTGCACCTGGACGCCCACGCTGTCGATCCGATAGAACTCCCAGCCCTCGGCCGCGTACTGGTTCGCGATGGTTTCGAGGTATACCGCCGCCTCCTGCCCGTTGTGCTTGCTGGCCTTCACCTCGATGCTCGGCGGCACCTGGACCATCTTGTATTCGTACATCGTCTGTCCTTAGAAATTCATGGCGGAATGCCATCACGAATTCTAAGGGCGTCTGCATATATCGGCAAATATGCACATATGTCGCATTCAGCCCGCCGCCGGCTCGTTCCAGGCCACCCGCCGATCGGCGCGCAGCGTGGTGTTGATCTGCAGGAACAGCATCGCGATGGGCCGGATCTCGTTGTTGGTGAACACGCGGTCGATCTTCTCGATGTCGCCGAAGCCGCTGGAGTTCTCCGGCATGATGCCAGCCAGCGCCGGGTTCATGCGGTGCGCGGCGATCACGTCCGCCCGGGTGATGTTCTTGATCCGTTCGAATTCGTCTTTGGTAGCGACGTCGCCTATCGGGATGATCTGAATCGCCTTCTCAGTACCGCCCGGAATGTTGACGAACAGCGAGCGGAAATTGCCCACCCCTTTGCTGCCCTGGATCTGCTCCTGGAGCCGCTTTTCGTCATCTTCGGTGAGGTCTGGATCGTTCGTGTAGAAGACGAAGCCCGCGTGCGCGCCGTTGTTGTAGTAGCGGCGGCGGAAAAGCGTGGCGCTCTCGTTGAGCAACAGCGAGTGCATGCCGCCCAGGTAGTCGGGTACGCCATAGACGTTCTGCTCCACGTCGTAATCCATCACGTGCTCCACCTCGTCTTCCTCGAAGTGCAGTTCCTGCCCCTTGGGCAGCAGCATCACGAAGCCCCCGCCGACCTTGCGCCGCATGTTGATCGCCGGCAGGTGCTGCAGCTCGAGCACCTGGCCGATGATGTTGCGCATGCGCTGGAAGTAGGCCTCGCCGAACACGATGAAATCGAGCGCGGCGCGCCCCATGGTCTGCGCACTGCAGCCGACCGAGGGGCGAAAGTCACGCAGCAGTACGTTGCGCTTGAACTTGGGAATGGCGCCGTGGTGAGCGTTGGCGCGCAGCAGCTTGGCCAGCCCGGTGCGCGACACCGGCGGCGTGTACAGGCGCCCGTCGTCGCTGGCGAACACGCCCAGGTACTGCCCCATGTTTTCGGCCAGCACCGATTCGGGCGCGCCGAACGAGAACGCCTTGGGCGCCCGGTTGGTTACTTGTTGCTGCTGCGGTTTGCGCTTTGCCATGGCTGACCTGTTCGAGTGATGACCAGCGGCTGCGCCGCCGTTTGTTGGTGTTGAGGGGTTCGTGGGCCAGTGCGTGCATGATCGCCCAGGCGATGTCGGCATGGCCGGTGGCGTCGGTGCGCGAGGCGCTGTAGGTGATCTGGCCGCTGGCAGTGGCGCCGCGCTTGATCGTCAGGAAGGCCGCGGCGATGTCGTTCCAGCCGGCGTCCCATTCGATGCGGCTGCCCTGGACGGTGTCCTGCGCCTTGAGCACCAGGGCGTTCTTCGTCTCCAGGCTGTAGTGGATCGGCGTGGCCCGCGGGAAGAAGTCGCGCACCAGGTCGAACACGCCGTAGCCCACCCCGGTGATATCGATGCCGATGTGCACGACGTTGAAACGCTCGGTGAGCTTCTTGACCTGGCCGGCCTGGTAGGTGAACGAGTGCCCCCGCCAGCTGTGCTTCTCCAGGATGCGAAACTTGCCGCCGGCCTCCAGCGGTGGCGCGACCACCACGCAGGTGGCGTCGTCGCGGGTGCGGCTTGGGTCGTAGCCGAGCCAGACAGGGCTGTTGCCGAATGGGCGCGGCGCGTTCGGGTTGGGGTCGTAGTCGGCCCACAGGCTCTGGTCGGAGTAGCAGCGCTCGAGGTCGGCCAGGCTGAAGACACTCTGCGTGCTGTCGATGAATTTGCACATGTAGAGCTGATCGAAGCGGTCTTCGTCGTTCTCCAGGCGCAGGCGATCGATGTCGAAGAGATCGCAGCCGCCGGCCACGGCGTCCTCGATGGTGATGATCTTGCGCCACTGGCCGTCCGGACAGAGCGCGCCCTGGTGGATGGCCGCTTCGCTGGGCCACTCCTGCCCGAGCTTCTTGCCGCGCTTGCTGTTGCGGAACTCCTCTCCGGTCCAGAACGGGTAGGCCTGGTGGGTGACGGCGCTAGGCGTGGAAAAGTAGGTTTTTCGCCACTTTTTGTGGGTAGCCATCGCCCCGGCGAGGCTGTTCAGCTTCTCGAAGTCGCGGATCCAGAAGTACTCGTCGATGTAGACGTGCCCGTGGTGGCCCTGGGCGGTGCTGCTGTTGGTGCTGAGAAAGCGCAGCTCGGCCCACGGCTTGCCGTCGCGGCTCAGCACGATGGGGTTGCCGGTGAGCTGGATGCCGAACCACTCGGCAGCGAAGGCGATGATGTAGCTGCGGAAGATCTCCGACTGGGCGCGGCTGGCGGAGAGGAACATCTGGTTCTCGCCGGTCAGCACCGCATCCATGAAGGCTTCGGCGGCGAAGTAGTAGGTCAGGCCCACCTGCCGGCTTTTCAGCACGTTGCGGATGCGGCAGGTCAGCGGGTTCTGTTTGGCGGCGAACAGCTCCTGCTGGTAGCCGAACATGTTGGCCGTGAACTTCTCCAGGAAGTCGACTTCGGAGAGGCCCGTAACGTCGTTCTTCGGCTTCTTCTCCCGCCGTTCGCCTTTGCCGCCCCGCCGCTGTTGCCGCTCGCCCTGCGGCGCGTCGCGCCCCTGGTCGCGCTCCGGCGGCGCCTCGCCGGCTGGCTGCAGTGGCTTGGCGCATTGCTTCAGCAGGCGTTCGCGCACCGTGGTGAGGCGGTCCAGCTCGTCCAGCTCGCCCTTGGCCAGCGTGCCGGGCTTCTCCAGCAGCAGGGTGATGCGCCGGCTGACGGCGGTCAGCGGCTCCTCGTCCGTCAGCATCTCGTCCCAGCCGCCCTTGGCGATCCAGTAGTAGACGATCCGGACGTTGGGCAAGCCGAGTTCGGCCTGTATTTCGCGCGGCTTGGCGCGGCGCAGGTACAGGCGCTTGGCGGTTTCTTTGATCTCGATGGAGTAAGGCATGCGCCGCAGTCTATGCGGCGAAAAAGAGGCAAACGCGCAGATAAATTGCGGGCAATTCCTAGATTTCGCAGCTAGGAACGGGGCGGAAGCAAAGCGTTTGAGGGGTACCTGGGCGGTGCCTATGGTGGCGGCATCTGAACCCCGACAGAGCCGAAAAGTTCATGCCCCGCTCCCTTGTTACCGACTGGAAACGCGTCGCCACCAGCGGCAAAACCGCCGACGGCCGCACGATCGAGGCGCAGGATCTGCGCGACATGGCCGAGGCCTACGACCCCGCGCTGTACACCGCGACGATCTGGTACGAACACATCCGGTATGTGGGCAGCTTCGGCACGGTCACCGAGCTGAAGGCCGAAGACCTGGAAGACGGCAAGGTCGCTCTGTTCGCCAAGCTGCAGCCCAACGACCGGCTGCTTGCGCTGAACAAGGAAGCCCAGAAGCTGTTCACCAGCATCGAGATCCAGCCCGAGTTCGCCGACACCGGCAAAGCCTATCTTGCCGGCCTGGCCGTGACCGACGAGCCCGCCAGCCTGGGCACCGAGCCCCTGCACTTCTCCCGCCGCGCGGAGAAGGGCAACTACTTCGCCAACCTCGAGCCGCTGGGCGAGCTGAGCGCCGCGCCCGACACGGACGAAGCCGCCGCCCTTTCCTTCTTCACCCGTCTGTTCAGCGCCCTCGGCAAGGGCGGTCCCGAATCCCCCGCAACCCCCAAAGACGAGAGCACCCCAATGGATCCGAAAACCGTGCAGGCCTTCGCCGCCGCGGTGGACAAGCTCGGCACCGTGGCCACCAGCCTGGAAACGAGCGCTGCCACCTTTGCCGCCAAGCCCACCGAGCCCGAGAAGCCCGCCGTCACCGAGCCGGAAGCCGGCAAGGACGGCGACAAGGCCACCGGTATCACCGCCGAGCAGTTCAACAGCCTGAAAACCTCGCTGGATGAGCTGACCGAGAAATTCAACACCGCGCTGAACCAGGGCAAGGGCAAAGACGTGCCCAACACCACTGGCGCGGCCGACGACACACAAGAGGCCGTGTACTGATATGAGCCTGAGCCAAGCAGCCCGCCTGAAATTCAGCGCCCTCGCCGTTGCGATCGCCACCACCTATGGCGTGGAAACGGTGCGCGAGGAATTCAACGTCACGCCGACCCACGCGCAGACGCTGAACGAAAAGATCACCCACAGCTCGGCCTTCCTGTCCCGGATCAACGTGATTCCGGTCAGCGAGATCAAGGGCGAGAAGGTGATGCTGGGTACCAGCGGCACGGTGACCGGCCGTACCGACACCAGCAACGCCGACCGCGTCGCTCGCAACGTGCTGGGCCTGGACGGCCAGGGCTACGAGCTGTTCGAAACCCACAGCGACGTGGCACTGAAGTACGCCAGCATCGACGCCTGGGCCAAGTTCCCGAACTTTCCGCAGCGCTATTCCGCCGCGGTGCAGAAGCAGATCGCGCTGGACCGCATCATGATCGGCTGGAACGGTACCAGCGCTGCCGCCACCACTGACCGCGTAGCCAACCCGCTGCTGCAGGACGTGAACAAGGGCTGGCTGCAGATCGCCCGCGAGCAGGCGCCGGAGCAGGTGCTGGCCCAAGGCGCCAAGGTCGCCGGCAAGATCCAGATCGGCGCGACCGGCGACTACGCCAACCTCGACGCCCTGGTGCACGACGTGTCCCTGATGATCGACGAGGAGTTCCGCGACGGCGGCGATCTGATCGCCATCGTCGGCCGCGAGCTGCTGGCCCACGACAAGGCCAAGCTGTACGCCGCCCAGGGCGATACCCCGACCGAGAAAGAACGCATCGAGATGGCCCAGGTGATCGCCACCTACGGCGGTCTGCCGACTTTCACCTGCCCGCACTTCCCGGGCAAAGGCGTGGTGGTCACCAGCTGGGACAACCTGTCCATCTACTTCCAGGACACCAGCTGGCGTCGACACATCCAGGAGAACCCCAAGCGCTCCCAGGTTGAGGATTACAACAGCCGCAACGAGGGCTACGTGATCGAGCAGCTGGGCAAGTTCGCGGCCATCGAGTCCGCCAACGTGGAGTTCGTCTGACATGAGCCTGGCCCTAGCCCATAAGCGCCGCGTGCGCGAACAGGGTGCGGCAGCAGCGGCCACCGGTGCGCGGGCTTACACGCCCGCCACTGCCCTAGCCGGCCCTGCCAACGCCCAGAAGCACCTGGCCCTGATGACCACCGCGATGGATGCGGACCTGGAACGCATCAGTGCCATCAACAGCCGCGAGGCACGCCAGGCACTCAAGCGCGACGAGCTGCTGCCCAAGTACCTGGACTACGTGCAGCGCTACCGCGAGTCGGGCCTGAACCACCCGAACCCGGTGCTGATGCAGGTGCTGGTGTGGTTGTTCGATACGGCGCAGTTCGAAGCCGGCATCGAGCTTGCCGACTTCGCGATTGGGCAGGGCCAGCAGCTCCCGGAACGCTTCAAGCGTGACGTGCAGACCTTCGTCGCCGACGAGCTGATCGACTGGGCCGAGGCCGAGCACAAGGCCGGCCGCAGCCCGGAACCCTACGTATCACAGCTGCTGCCGCGTGTGGATGGCAACTGGGACGGCTTCAAGCAAGGCGGCGAATCCGAGCGCCCCGCCCCCTGGCAGCTGTTCGAGCGCATCCCGGCCCGCTACCACAAGTTGCTCGGCGTGCTGGCCATGGAGCGCAAGGACTGGGCCCCGGCTGTTGCGCACCTCAACCGTGCCACCGAGCTGTACCCGGAAATCGGCGTGAAAACGCGCCTTGAAGGTGCCGAGAAGGCGCTGCGCAAGCAGCAGACCGAAACCGGTACCGCGTAACCAGCTACCCCCCCCAGCGGGGCCTGCCCAGGTGTTCCGGCTTTGAGCCAGTACCACCCGACGCAGTCACCCCGCCCTATTCGAGCGGCCAGCGATGAGCTTTTCAGGTAAACCGACCACCCTGGTGGACCAAGCGATAGAGAACGACGGCTTCTGGCCTGACCTCTCCGTCGCCGAGTTCCAGAAGGGCTACCGCCTGCCGGCGGAGTACCTGAGCGAGCTGCTGGCCGAGGGCATCGCCTTCGCCATGGGCGAAGTGAACGTCGACCTGGCCAAGCGCAAGGCGGATTGGCAGGTGGCGGGCGTCACCAGCGTGGAAAGTGCCGACCCTATGGTGCTGCCGGAGCGCACATTTCACGTAGCGACGTACAAGCGCGCCGTGTACTGCCGCGCCAAGGCCTACCTGCTGCAGCAGTTCGCCACGGTGAACCGCCGCGAGTCGGCCGAGAACATCGCGAAGGAATCACCCGCCACCGAAGACCAGTTCCTGGCGTTCAGCCAACAGGCCGTGCGCCTGCTGCAAGGCCGTGGCCGGATCACGGCGGTGCTGCTGTGAACAAGCTCCGCGCCCTGACCACCTTTCTGCTCGAGCGCCGTTTGGTCGCTCCGGAACAGCTCGACAGCTGGGCCGAGCAGGTCACGCTCAACCTCACCTGGAAGCCCGACCTGGACGGCTTGCACCTGGGCGACATGCGCTACCGGGCGGTGATCGTGATGGAGCGCTTCGCCGATCACCCGGGCCGGCTGATGGCCCTGCTCGGCAGCTGGCTGGAGAACCACGACCCCGACCGGGACGACGATCTGCCGGCGCCGACCTTCGACATCGAGCAGCTGGACAACGACCTGGCCGACGTTGAGCTGACCCTGGAATTCGTCGAACCGCAGTACCTGGCCGAAGCCGATGACGGCGAGATCGAGGCCTTCGGCAAGCGCTGGGCCTTCGTGCCGTTCGACCTGTGGATTGCCGAACACGGGGAGGTGGCCAGCCATGGCGCGTAGCACCTTCGAGCTCGATGCCCGCGGCTATCTGGGCGTTCGTGAACAGCTCGCCCTGCTGAGCCTGCCGCCGAAGCTGCGCCGCCGGCTGCTGAACAACGTGGGCAAGCGCGTCCGGACAATGAGCCGCCAGCGCATCCGCCAACAGCGCAACCTGGACGGCAGCCCGTTCGAGCCACGCAAGGGCGACGGCAAGGGCAAGAAGAAGATGGAAGCCGGCCTCGGAAAGCTTTTGCAGATCACCCGCGTGAACGCGGAAGTGGCGGAGCTGGGCTGGAAAAACGGCCTCACCCGCTGGATCGCCGCACAACAGCACCACGGCAACAGTGAGCGCCGCACCGCTGCACAGATGCGCCGCTGGAACACCGTTCGCCCCGGGCAGGGCGCGACCGAAAAGCAGGCCAAGCGGCTGCGCCGCCTTGGCTTCCGCGTGCGCCAGGCAGGGAAGAGGAGCCTCACCCGCCCTTCGGTGGCCTGGATCCTGGAGCACGTGCAGTACCAGCAGGCCGGCCTACTGATTCGCATCCTCACTGATGGCAACGCTGAGTCATCCGGCACCCAGAGCTGGGAAATCACCCTGCCCAAGCGCCAGTTCCTCGGTGTGGATTCCGACCGCGACACCCGGCTGCTGGTGAACCAGGTGCTCGAACAAATCCTTAACTCACCCCGCTAGCGAGGCACTGCATGGCACTCGGCAAAGTCAGCGTCAACAATCTCAACCTCGGCCAGGGTGCCGTGACCGAGATCGAGCGCTATTTCCTTTTCATCGGCCCGGCCGCGGCGAACGTCGGCGAGCTGATCCCCCTGAACACCCAGAGCGATCTGGACGCGGCGCTGGGCGTTGCCGACAGCGACCTGAAACGCCAGGTCACCGCGGCGCGCCTGAACGGCGGCGACCGCTGGGCCTGCCTGGCTGCGCCGATCGATGCGGTAGCCGGCAGCTGGCAGGACGCCCTGGAGTACTCCCAGCAGCAAGGTTTCTCGGTCGAGGCGGTGGTAATCACCTCGCCGGTGACCAGCGGCGCCGAGCTGAGCGCGATGCACGACGCCGCGGTGATGCTGAACAGCACCTACGGCCGCCGCGTGTTCGTGATGGCGGCAAGCGCCGGTTGCGATCCGGACCTGCAGACCTGGAACCAGTACCTGATCGAGCAGCGCGCCATCGTCCAGGACCTGGCCGCGCCGCGCGTGCTGGTGGTTCCGCAGCTGCACGGCAACGACCTGGGCGTGCTGGCCGGGCGCCTGGCCAACGCCGCGGTGAGCATCGCCGACAGCCCGATGCGCGTGGCCACAGGCGCCGTGCTGGGCCTGGGCGAAACGCCGGTGGACGTCGACGGCATCCCGCTGCCATCGGCCATCCGCGCCGAGCTGGACAGCGCCCGCTTCAGCGTGTCGCAGACCTACCCCGACTACCCGGGCGTGTTCTGGGGCGACGGCAACATGCTCGACGCGCCGGGCAGCGACTTCCAGGTGGTGGAGTACCTACGCCTGGCGGACAAGGCCGCGCGCCGGGTGCGCATCCTGCTGATCCAGCGGGTCGCCGACCGCCGCCTGAACAGCACCCCCAATTCCATGGCCGCGGCCACCAGCGCGCTGATGGCGCCGCTGCGGGCCATGTCGCGTTCGGTGCAGTTCGCCGGCCAGGTGTTCCCGGGCGAGATCGAGCCGCCGAAAGACGGCGACATCGTGCTGGTGTGGCAGAGCAAAACGAAGGTCGAGGCCTACCTGAAGCTCAAGCCCTACAACTGCCCGAAAGACCTCACGGCGAACATCGCCCTCGACCTTTCCAACGACGATTCGGAGTAAGCCCGCATGGCACGTATCGGTGGCAAAAACTTCGACGTGAACCTGGGCGACCTGCTGGTTCACGTCGAGAGCTGCACCTTGGACATCACCGACAACACCGCGGTGGCCCAGGACAAGGGCGTGCCCAACGGGCACGTGGACGGCGATGTTTCCGCCGGCGGCGAGATGGAATTCGACACCGCCAACTTTAACCTGCTGATCGAGGCCGCCAAGCGCGCCGGCAGCTTCCGCCAGCTCGATCCGTTCGACTCGGTGTTCTTCGCCAAGGCCGGCGAGGAGGAGCTGCGCGTGGAGGCCTTCGGCTGCAAGTTGAAGGTATCCAGCCTGCTCAACATCGACCCCAAGGGCGGCGAGAAGAGCAAGCACAAGGTGCCCTTCGACGTCACCAGCCCGGACTTCATCCGCATCAACGGCGTGCCGTACCTCGCCGCTGAAGAGATCGAGGGGCTGCGCTGATGGCGGACTGGGTCGATCGCGCGGTTGACCGCGAAGAACGGGAGCTGGAGCGCGCCCTGGCCGCCCAGCTGGCCCGCTCACCGAACGGCCCGAGCCTGCACCACTGCCAGGACTGCGACGAGGAGATCCCCGCCAAGCGCCGCGCGCTGGGCGGGGTGACCCGCTGCACCCCGTGCCAATTCCTTTTCGAGAAGCGAGCCACCCGATGAAGAGCCCCTGGCCGAACTTCAGCTACGCCGAACTGCGCTGCAAATGCGGCCAGTGCGGCAGCGATGGGACCGAGATGGACCCAGCCTTCATGGAGGCGGTGCAGCAGCTGCGCACGCTGTACGGCCAGCCGCTGGTGATCAGCAGCGCGTACCGCTGCCGCCAGCACCCGGTCGAGGCGCGCAAGACCAAGCCCGGCGCGCACAGCACCGGCGCGGCGCTGGACATCGCCTGCAGCGGTGCGGCGGCGGTTTCCATCCTGCGCCTGGCCATGACGCTGCCCTTCACCGGCATCGGCATTCAGCAGAAAGGCAGCGGGCGGTTCATTCACCTGGACATGGCGCCGGCCGAGCAACTGCCCCGCCCGATGATCTGGAGTTACTGACCATGAAGTACTCGTTCAAGACCCAGCTGTTGGCCTGCGCGCTCGCCCTGGTCACCACCCTCGGCATTGCCGCCTGCGCCGCGAGCAACCCGGTGGCCACGGCCGCCGGCACGCTGGTGAGCCGCTACTGCTCGGCGCCGGAGATCGGCCGCAGCGTGTTGCGCGAGGCGATCGCCACCAGCACGGCGCCGAACCGGATCCGCGTGGAGTGCGCCGCCGATGCCTTTTGAAAGCGACCTGGAGCTGCGCCATGTACCCGGCGACGCGCTGTGGAAGGTGGTCAAGCCGCTGCAGTACCGCACCGCCGACCAACGCCGCGTGATCGTGCCGGTGGGCTACCGCACGGATCTGGCCAGCGTGCCGCGCTTGGCCTGGCGCATCGTGCCGCGCGACCACGTGCAAGCCCGCCGGCCTGCAGTGGTGCACGACTTCATCTACACGAACCTGACCCACCGCTTCACCAAGCGCGAGGCGGACAGGATCTTCCACGCCGCCCTCCTCGAGGAAGGCATGAACAAGGCCCTGGCCTGGCTGATGCACGCCGCGGTGCGCATTGGCGGGCGTGGCAACTGGAGCGCCTGACATGGGCCTGCTGGAGAACCTGATGAACCTGCTGCCGGAGCTGCTGCTGACCGCCGTGATCGGCTTCCAGGCGCATCTGTTCCGGCAGGTGAGCGAGGCGCGCCGCGAGCACCTGGAGCTGCGCGTGGAGATCGCCCAGAACTACCCGAAAACCACCGATTTCGAGCGTGCCATGGACAAGCTGGAAAGCAACCTGCGCGCCCACATCGAAGCCCTTATGAGGAACAGAGCATGACCGCACAACGCCAGATCGTGATCACCATCGGCGCCACTGACTTCACGTTCAACCTGTCCGCCCAGGACGTGACGAAGTACTTCAACGCGTTGACCCCGAGCAACAAGGTCGCCCCGGGCCACAACCTGCTGACCACCACCGTGCAGGCCGACCAGAAGGACGCGCTGCGCCCGCTGCTGGGCAACCCGGTGCTGACCATGCAAGTGGCCGGCGCGCTGCTTGAGGAGTACAGCCCGGACGTTGAGGTGGCGGTAAAAAAGCCCTGCACCGAGCCGAACGACTGACCGAAGACGGCCTGGGCCAGCTAATGGCCCTGGCTGAACGCTGGCTACCTGGTGCGGCGCCCACCCCCGAGAACATGGGCACCGCCAAATGGCTGGAAGACGAGTACTGGAGACGCATGGAAATCGCCGTATCGAACGGCATTGCCCATGCGTTGAATGGTTAGGTGATCGATGGCTACGAACAGCGCCGCCCTGAACTTCATCCTGAAGCTGACCGACCAGGTCAGCGCCCCGTTGGGCAAGGTGAAGATGGGCTTCAACGAGCTGGCCGAGAAAGGCCAGGACAACATCCGGCAGATGGGCTTCGGCCTGGCCGGCATGGTGGGCGCTGGGCTGGCCATCAACGAATCGCTGCAGCCGGCGCTGGAGATGAACCGCGCCCTGGGCGAGGTGAAGTCCCTCGGCGTGGCCGAGGACGCGCTGCAGCGGCTGAACGACAAGGCGCTGGAGTTCTCCGTGGCCTACGGCGCGAACGCGCGCGATTTTGTGGCTTCGGCCTATGACATCCAGTCGGCGATCGCCGGGCTCACCGGTGAGCAGCTGTCCTCGTTCACCAACGCGAGCAACCTGCTGGCCAAGGCGACCAAGGCCGACGCCGGCACGATCACCAGCTACGTCGGCACCATGTACGGCATCTTCAAGAACCAGGCCGATGCCATGGGCAAGGCCGAGTGGGTGGAGAACCTGACCGGCCAGACGGCGCTGGCCGTGCAGATGTTCAAGACCACCGGTAAGGACATGAGCGACGCCTTCACGTCGATCGGCGCCAGTGCGACGTCCGCCGGCATCGGCCTGTCCGAGCAGGTGGCCATCCTCGGCACGCTGCAGGCGACCATGGGTGGCGCCGAGGCCGGCACCAAGTACAAGGCCTTCCTGTCTGGCGTCGGCGGCGCTCAGGAGAAGCTGGGCCTGTCGTTCACGGACAGCCAGGGCCGGATGCTGCCGATGCTGCAGATCCTGGACAAGCTCAAGGGCAAGTTCGGCGACACGCTGGACGTGGCCGAATCCGACGCGCTGAAAAAGGCGTTCGGCTCCGACGAGGCCGTGGGCTTGATCAAGCTGCTGATGACCGACACCACGGGCCTGGCCAACAGCATGGAGCAACTGGGCAACGTGCACGGCCTCGAGCAGGCCGAGAAGATGGCCAAGGCCATGGTCGACCCCTGGCAGCAGTTCGGCGCCGCGGTGCAGGCGCTGCGCATTGCGTTCGGCCAGGCGCTGATTCCTATCCTGACCCCGCTGATGGAGCGACTCACCGGCATCGCCGGGACGATGACGCGCTGGGCCGGGCTGTTCCCGAACATCACCCGACTGATCGGCATCGCCACGCTAGTGGTGTTCGGCCTGGCTGCCGGCATCGGCGCGATCACCTTCGTGGTGGCGCTGGCGAAGACCGCCTGGCTTGGCCTGTCCGCGGTGTGGACCATCGCAACCGCAGCCGCCTGGCTGTTCAACGCAGCGCTGTGGGCCAACCCGATCACCTGGGTGGTGGTGGGGCTGATCGCCCTGGGCGTGGCGATCGGCGCCGCGATCATCTACTGGGACGAGATCACCGCGGCGATCATGAACACCGCCGCCTTCCAGTGGGTATCGGCCCAGCTGACCGCCCTTTCCGATTGGTTCGCCTCGATGGGTGGCTGGAGTGGCATGGCCAAGGCCGCGTGGGACGGCGTCGTCGCTATCTTCCACAACGCCATCAACGGCCTGATCGCCATGCTGAACAAAATCCCCGGCGTGGAGATTGACGCGAAGCTTGGCGCCATGCCGGAAGTACCGGCGCTGACCGCGACACAGCCGCCCAGCACGCCGGCGATTGACCGTGCAATGCGCCATGCGCTGCCGTCCACAACGCCAGCCGTACCGCCCCTGGTGCTCGCACCGATGCCTGCCGCCCAGGCTGAGCAGACCCAGCAACGCATCAACGAGCCGCTGGCCGGGCTTTCCCCGCAGCGCGCCACCGCCGTGCCGCCGGGCGGGCTGCTGACCAGCATCCAGAACACCAGCAACCAGGACAAGGGCACCCGGGTTGAGAAAGTCGAGATCCACACCGGCAAGGCGATGAGCCCGCTCGAGCTGGAAAACATGCTGGGCATGGCGGTGGGCGGATGAGCGAATACATCGACCTGCTGATTGCCGACAACGACCTGGTGCTGGACCTGTCCCGCCAGCCGTTGCTCGTCGATGACCGCGCGAGCATCGCCCAGGACATCGCTCACATGATCCGTGACAGCGGGCTGCTGGTGACGCTGGTGGCCGAGCGCGACCGGCTGCGCCAGCGCGATTGCATCCAGCAGATGGAGCTGCTGGTGGAGGCCGACGAGCGTCTGGTGCCCGGTACCGCACTGATTACTCAAGTGGAACCAGGCCAGTACCTGGTGACCGCCAAGACCCTGAAATTCGGCAGCATCGAGGTGGCCCTGTGAGCGACGTGGATTTCAAGCAAGCGCTGATGGATGCGGGCATCCCCACCACCGAGGCGGGCCTGCGCCAAGCCTGGGAAAGCGAAGTAACCGCCCAGGGCAGCCAGCTGAGCAACACCAGCGCCTATTCGCCGTTCTGGCGCGTCGTCACCGCGCTGGTGACCAAGCCCGTGCTGTGGCTGCTGGAATTCGTTACCGGCACGGTGCTGCCGAACTTCTTCGTGAAAACCGCCACCGGCGCCTGGCTGGACATGCTGGCCTGGGCGGTGAACGTGGAACGCAAGCCGGCGACCCGTGCCATCGGCACATTGCTGCTGACCCGCGGCACGCCCGACGGCGCTCTGGAGGTGCCCGCCGGCACCCGCGTGCAGTCGGCCCCCATCAACGGCACGGTGTATGTGCTGGTGACCACTGCGGCGGCCAGCTTTGCGGATGGCCAGCAGCAATCGAGCGTGCCCGTCAGGGCACTGGAGGCCGGTAGCGGCTACAACCTGGCGCCCGGTTACTACGCGATCCTGCCGGAGCCAATACCCGGCATCGTCCAGGTGGTGAACGCCGACGGCTGGCTGACGCAGCCAGGCGCCGACCAGGAGCCCGATGACCAGCTGCGCCTGCGCGTGCGCAACCAGTGGTCCGCGGTGAACCAGTGGCACACCGACGCGGTGTACCGGGCGCTGATCGCCGCTTTCCCGGGCGTAAGCCCTGATGGCGTGTACTTCGAGCACGGCGCACCGCGCGGCCCCGGCAGCGCCAATGCCTACGTGCTGTTCGAAGCCGGCGTGCCGGCCGAGACGTACCTGGCGCAGATCAACGCGCATATCCGTGAGGCCGGCAACCACGGCCATGGTGATGACCTGCTGGTGATGGCGATGCCGGAAACCCTGCACGACATCGGTCTGACGATCTGGCCGCGCTCGACGCTGACCACCGCGCAGCGCGAAACGTTGCGCGATGAAGTGGAGCTGTTCGTTCGAGCAGCCTTCCGCGAGAGCACGCAACGCGACTACCAACCGACGCTGACCTACCCGCAGGCGCGCTTTTCCTTCAGCCGCTTGGGCGAGGAGCTGCATCAGCAGTTTGCGGGCATCGAGTCGCTGGACTTTGCGAACACGGACATCGTGTCCGAACTGAGCATCCCCCGTATCCAGAGCCTGGAGGTGGTGAATGCGTAAGGGAGGAAAGACGGCGACCGGCGAAAACCTATGGGGAGGGGCGTCCGACCGGCCGGCCGTCACACGCAATGACCGGTGCCGGGCAGCGAAGTTCCCCGGCGAGGTGCGCCGATGATCAAGCTCGAGCTGCCCTTCTGGCTCGCCGGTACCGAGCTGACGAAGCTCAAGGCCGCGGCCACGTCCTGGTGGGCAAAGGTGGAAGGCTGGCTGCGCTGGCCGCTGCTGCAGATGGATGCGGACACCTGTCACCTGACGATCCTGGACCTGCTGGCGTGGCAGCGGGACATCGCCCGCTTCAAGGGTGAGCCCGAAGCGCTGTACCGCCTGCGTGTGAAGCATGCCTTCGTCAACGCAGTGGACGCCGGCTCCGTCGCCGGCTTCAAGCGAATCATGCGACGCCTTGGCGTGGGCTACGTGCGCATCGAGGAGCGCCTGCCCGATCGGGACTGGGACGTGGTGCAACTGCACCTGAGTGATTCGCAGCTTTCCGAGAACCCCGAGCTGCTGAGCGTGATTGTGCAGTACTACGGCCGCACGTGCCGGCGCTATGAGTTCGTCGGCACATCCGCCGTCGTGCTGCGCCTGGCGGCATCCGAGATCAACAGCGACCAGCTGACCCTGGTCGCCCGGTTCGATACCACCCAGGCGGTCAGCGTTTCGGTGGCCTCGCTGGAATTCAACAACGACCAGATGACGCTGGTCACCCGCTGAAGGAGTTCCCCATGGGGGCAAGCATCACCATCGCTGGCGAACGCCTGATCGCCCAGAAACAGGCCGACCGCCAACCGCTCGAGGTCGCGCGCTTCGTGCTGGCCTACCTGCCCGGGCTGGACACCACTCAGCCCGTCGACCGAGACGCCGGCTTGCCGCCGGCCGAGCAGATCGTCTACAGCGTGAACATCAGCCGCGACGGCTCCGCAGGGCCGAACGGCGAGCTGACGCGCGAGGGCTACCTGAGCCCTAATCAGGTGGTCTACAGCTTGCTGATGGGGACCAACATTGGCGACTTCGACTTCAACTGGATCGGGCTACAGACGACCGAAGACGTGTTGCTGATCGCCGCCTACGTGCCGCGGCAGCAGAAGCGCCGCGAGCTACCGCCACTGCAGACCGGCAACAACCTGACCCGCAACATCGTCCTGGAGTACGACGGGGCGCAGAGCCTGACCGGCATCGAGGTGCCGGCGGCGAGTTGGCAGTTCGACTTCACCGCGCAGTTCGCGGCGATGAATACCCAGATCGCCGCGCTGCAGGCAGAGCTGGAAAAGAAGGTGGACGCGGCATCTTGGAACCCACCGCAGAGTGTGAGCCTGGACGGACCGGTGCTGGTCTACCCGGGCAGCTCGAACACCTATCAGATCACCGATTTCGATGCATTTGCGGTTTATCAGGCGAGCAGCACTGTAGGTACCGTGACGCTGGCGGGCGACGTGCTGACGCTGGAGATCCCAATCGACGCGCCAGCGGGCTTGGCCGCATTGGAAGTCAGACGGAACGAGGCCAAAGCCGTCTTCAAGGTGCCGGTTGGCTCGGCGGCTATCGAGCAGCCCGCAGTGATTGCGCCGGCCGATGGTGCGACCGGGGTAACGTTCGAGCCCGAACTCCACGCAACTGCATTCACCGTTTATCCGGCTGGCCACGATCAACATGCCGAAACACGCTGGCAGGTTGCTCGCGACACGGCCTTTACCCAATTGGTATTCGATCAGCAGGGGCCCGATGACCTGACGGCCATCAGCCTTGCGGTGGCGGGAGTTCGGCTTGATCCGTCCACTCGCTATTACGCTCGCGCGCAGTACCACGGCGCGACACTGGTTTCGGCATGGTCGGCTGCTGTGGCGTTCAATACCACGGCGGTCTATGTGCGCCGACCGTCGATCATCAGCCCGGCCGACGGGGCGGTGAACTTCAGCGCCGCGTCGATCAAGGGCGATGCTTTCAGCGTTTACGGCGGGGCCGATACCCATGCCGCGAGCCGCTGGCAGATTTCCACCGTGGCCGACTTTTCGACCGTGCTCGCCGATAGTGGCTGGACAGGGTCAGCGCTGACCAGCTGGACGCCGTCAGTCGCATTGGCGGCAGCCAGTCAGTTCTACGTCCGTGTGCAATATCGCGGCGCAACGGCTGGCGACAGTGGATGGTCGCCTGTGGTCACGTTTACGACCGCTGACCCCCTTTCTGGCGTGTATACGTTGCGGGCTACTGGGCCTTCTGCCCGCGCTTATGCTGCGTTGGTCTCGCTGGATGGCTTCGTATATGTCGTTGGCGGCAACGTGGGCGGAAACGAGCTTTGGCGATACGAGCCAGGCGCAAACACTTGGCGAAAAATGGCGTCACTGCCAGTGAGCCTGTCCCATGTCGGCGCTGCTGTCCACAACGGGAAGATTTACGTTTGTGGGGGGCAAGGTGCCGGCGGAGCAGTCAACACGCTGCGCTGTTACGACCCGGCATCGGATAGCTGGTCGGTGCTGGCAAGTATGCCAGCGGCAAAAAGCTCACCTAGCCTGGTGGCTATAGGCGGCTTTCTGTACGCCTGCTTTGGCTCCACGAATGATGTTTACCGCTATGACATAGCTAGCAACAGCTGGTCGCCAGATGGGACTTTGGCAGTATCGGCTCTGCTGGCATTCACTATCGGCGGCAGGCTTTATGCGCTGTCTCAAACAACCCGTGCCCTATATGTCCGTGATGCTGCCGGCGGCGCCTGGACCCAGCTTGCTTCCTTGCCTAGCGCTCGCCAAGGTCCCGCAATCGCAGTGGTTTCGGGGATGCTGTATGTCCATGGCGGCAGTGACAGCAACTTCAATTATCGGCAACTGACCGAGTACGACCCGGCTACCGATAGCTGGCGGCAGTTGCCGCTCTCTGGTCCAACAGTTTACTACCACGCCGGCTGCGAGCTGGACGGCAGCATGTACATTTTCGGCGGCATGAACCTGACCAACAGTAACGAAAAAGTCAACTGGCTATATCGGATCGATTAAGGGGTAATAATGTTCAAGATCGAACAGATCGAGGGAGATTATGCCCTCATCACTGGGCCGGATGATTACCGGGCGGAGTGGTATTCGCCCACAACAGCAGAGGCGGATGCAATCGCCGTTGGTCTCAGCCAGCCGGCCATGCTCGCTGCGCTGGCGGCCTACCGTTTCGAGTTTGAGACGGGCGGCCTAGACCTGCCCGGCGGCCTGCACATCCTGACCGACCGCGAAAGTCAGGCGCAGCTGTCGAGCGCCTTCGTCACGCTGCAATCGGGTCTTGTGCCCGATACGGACTGGAAGGCGGCTAACGGCTGGGAGGCGGTCACCCTGGAGCAGATCGGGCCAATCGCCAAGGCGGTGGCCGCGCATGTGCGTGGCTGCTTCCGAGGCGAACGCACGGTGCAAACGGCCATTTTGGCGGCCAGCACCATGGCCGAGATCGACGCCATCGACATTCGCGGCCAGTTCGACGCGGCCTATACCGAGGCCTTCGCTGAGGTAATGGCGTTGGAGCCTGCTGCGGCATGACTTGGGCCCCGGTGACCATGCGCTGGCCCGAGCAGGCCACGCAGTGGATGGCAGAGCTCGACGAGGCCAAGACGCTCGCCGGCGGCGAGCTGGCCAGCACGGCGCAGCGGCTCGCCGGGCTCGACGGGCTGGCTACCACCAACCCGGGACCGGTAGGCGGTGCGGCCGCCGGTGCCATCGCCACCGGGCGCGCCGCGCTAGGCAGCCAGCTGGGCGAGGCGCCTGCGTGCCTGACCGTGACGCCGTTCCAGAGCGGCATCGGCCAGGGGCGCGGCAACCAGCGCTTCCTGTCGGCGCCGAACCTGCTGCAGCAGCTCGCCGGCAAGCTGGTGGACCCAGCCGACCAGGGCAAGCCCAGCGGGCCGCAGTACGCCCTTTCGCTCTTGTTCCTTTCAACCCGTTTCGATCAGTTGGCCGACACCCTGGCGCGCTTCAATGCGTTGCTGCCGGTACCGGACCTGGTGCGTGCCGAGCGACGTGCGCGACACCTGTCACGCCTCGAGGCGGAAAAGTGGGAAATGCCCAGCGCTGGCCCCTTGCCCCGTTGGGGCGCGCTGCCCCTGGAGCGTTGCACGGTGACCAAGGCCGCGAAGCAATCGATCGCCGGCCAGCTCGCCATGCTGGAGAGCTACGCCGCCGACAGTTCGCCGATGGCGGACCTCGCCGCGCTGGCTGGCCGCAAGGCCAGCCAACAGCAGGGCCGCGACCAGCAGCTGGCGGACCTGAAGGCACTGCTGGCCAACGGCAGCGCCGACACCAGCATGCGCGCCCGACTGATCGGCCCTGGTGATGCCAGCGAGCTGCGCCGGCAGCTGCTCGAGGGCGATGCGCCAGGGCACGAATGGGTATTGAGCGCGGGCCTGCTGCTGGTAGGTTCGCTGGATGGGCTGAGCTTTGTACGGGAGCTGGTGGGGCTATGACGCTGCTGCTCGACGGTGAAAAGGTGCGAGGCAAGGGGCTGAAAATCACGGCCAACCTGCGCATCGAAAGCGACGACATGTCCGGACAGACGAGCAACAGCACGGCGGCGCACAAGGGGTTCAAGCCGAAGACGCTGACCGTCTCGCTGATGATCCCCTTCGTCGACCAGGTGCAGCTGCGCGACCTGATGCGCCTGGCCGAGGCCACCGAAGGCGGTGGCCAGCTGAAGACATACCGCATCGTTAACGACACCGCCACGGCCTTCGGCGTACGCCAGGTGCAGTTCTCCGATGGCGTCAGCGCGCGTGAGGACGACACCCTGGCGGCGTGGCGCGTGCAGTTCACCCTGGCGGAAAAGCTCTCCAACCCCGAGCGGGTGGAGAAGCGCCGCCAGCCCAACGCGGTCACCAGCCAGTCCGCGCCCGGGCAGGCGGTCAGCTCGACCGGCACCGCCGCCGGCGATGGAGCAGCTGCACCAGGACAGGAGCTCACCGGCTTCGAGGCGACGCTGAAGAAGCTGGACAACTACCTGGGCGGTTCCTCATGAGCATGAAGCTGCACAAGGTGCTGACCATCGCCGGTACCGCCTACCCGCTGGTCAAGGACGAGGTGCGACTGGAGCTGAAAAGCCCGGGCCGCGCCTCGTTCACTATCCAGGCCGACGCCCCGGTGAAGGGGCTGGTGACGCTCGACATCGGCTACAACGAGGCGACGCTGCAGCGCCACTTCATCGGCTACGTGGAGCGCTGCACCGCGGCCAACAGTGTGCAGCAGGTGCTGATGTGCCGAGAGCTGGCGGCGATCCTGGCGAACCCGATGCCGATGAACCTGCGCCATGTCGACATGACGATGGTGCTCGCTGCCGTCAGCGAGAAAACCGGGCTCCGCTTCCGCGTGCCCGAGCGGCCCTATGCAAAGGTGAAGGCGCCCTTCTTCTACAGCCTGGCCGCCGGGTACCAGGCGATGGACAGTCTGGCCCGCGTGTTCAACATCCCCGACTTCATCTGGCAGCAGCAGGGTGACGGCGAGCTGTTCGCCGGCAGCTGGGCGGATAGCTTCTTCGGTGCTCGAGCACCGCTGCAATTGCCGGTCGAGCTGTTCGACGGATACCAGGGCAACCAGAGCGCCATGATCGCGGCCCTGCCCGGCCTGCGGCCTGGTGCATCGATCAACCAGGGCGAGCGCATCACCAGCGTGACGCTCGCCGACAACAAGATGGCCATCCGATGGACGACGCAATCCGCCGCAGCGTAGAGCGGCAATTCCCCGAGCTGACCGGCGGTTATCACCTGCCCCGCTTCGGCCGCGTGGTGGCGGTACCGGATGCGCCGGCGGCGCCCGGCCTGTGCGACGACTTCCGGCCGCGCTTCGCGGTGGACGTGGAGGTGCTGCTGCCGGACGGCGAGCCCGATCCGGATCTGCCGATTCTTTCCAGCGTGCCGCTGCCGGCGCCGAACGGTGGGCAGGAGGCGGGCTTCTTCGGCTTCGCAGAGGAAGGCACGGTGGTGGTGGTGTGCTTCGCCTATGGCCTGCCCCACAAGCCGTTCATCCAGACCGTGCTGCCGCACGGGCTGAGCCTGCCGCGCGTGCCGAAGGGCGACCAGGTGTGGCAGCACAGCGAGGCCTGCCAGCAGCGCGTGGACGCCGATGGCAACTGGCTGCGCCATACGGATGGGAAGATCGAGGACAAGGCGGTGGAGCGCCGGGTGGAAGCCCTGGACAACACCGAGCGCTACCAGAACCACACCGTGGAGGTGGACGACCATTCCACCGAATCGGTGGGCGGTATCAAGAAAGTCGAGGCGCTGGGCGCGCTCAAGCTGCTATCCGGCGGATCCGCCAGCCTCGCCGCGGTGGACGACCTGCACCAGGCCACCGGCCGCGACCTCAACCTGGTGGTGGGGCAGAAGCTCAACGCCACGATCGGCGGCGACATGCAGGAGCGCATCCAGGGCATCCGGCGCAGCATCGCGCCGAAAACGTGGCTGGGCTCTGCCAACGTGAACCTGCTCCAGGTGGTGTGCGATCTGCTCGACCTGGTGGAAGCGATGAACACGCAGCTGGCCGGTCATACCCACCAGCCCGGGCCAACGCCGAGCCCGGGTGATGCGAGTGGGTTTACTGCGAAGGCGGGGACGGCGAAGGCGCTGGCAGGGCAGTTGAAGCCGATTACGGCGTGATTCCTGCCCCGGAACCTGAGGTCGTTCTGGCTGCCGTATAGCGTGCGCTGGTCAATATATGTGGCACATGCTAGGCAATATTGCCGTTAGCACTATGCTAGAGTGCGTGACGTGAACAACTGTCACGCTGCATGGTGTGACAGGTAACGCGCGTCACGCTCACTGAGTAGGTAGCCATGGCAATCATCCCTGAAGTCGCGAAAGACATTCTGCGCAGGCACTGGAACTTCACTGTTCCCGTTGACCTCGACGGGATGGCTGCGCGTGCTGGGTTCGAGGTGACCTATAGCTACGACACCAGCATGGTCTGCAGCGGCTCGTGCGAAGTGGTGGATGGGCGCGGCCTGATCACCATCAACGGCAATGAGTCGAGAGTGCGTCAGCGCTTTACCCTGGCGCATGAGCTCGCGCACCTCTTTCTTGGCCACGCCAATGGCGGGAAGAAGTTTCGCGACGACCCCAAGATATTCACCAACCCCTATGCCGAAAGCATGCAGGAAGTCGATGCCAACCGGCTTGGGGCTGCACTCCTTATGCCTGCTGACGCGATCGAGCATTTCATCGTGAAGCGAGGCATGACGTCGGTCCAGGATCTGGCGAAGACGTTTGAAGTGTCCCGGGTCGCGATGGAGATCCGCCTTAAAGAACTGAGGTGGATGCGCTAG